TATGCCGATGGCTCCCTTGACTTCGTGTACATTGACGCTGACCATTCCTACGATTCGGTCCTTGCAGACATCAACGCTTGGAAGCCGAAGGTCAAGCCGGGCGGTTACATCGCAGGCCACGACTCCTATATGCCCGAAGTTCTAAAGGCGGTCATGGACTGCCTCGGAGAACCCTTGCAGTACTTCACCGACACCTCTTGGATTGTTAAGTTATGAAACTCCAAGACCTGACCATCGACCAGTTCCAACGCATCGGAGCCATTGAGTTTTCAAGCGTGCTGGGCGACTACGACAAGCGTGCAGGGGTCGTCGCAATCGTTGAGGGGGTGGACATATCACTTGTCCGAGAGATGTCCGCCAAGAGCGTCCTAAATCGCTACAAGGCCATTATCAGCGAGTGGAACGCACTGCCTGCATTGGGCTACAAGCGGAAGTTCAAAGCCGGGGGCAAGTGGTGGATTCCAACGGTGTTCACGGACGAGTTGACTGCTGGGCAGTTGATTGAACTCATGGACGCAAACACAACGGACGAGAAGCAGTTGTTGCAGAACCTCCACCGCATCATGGCGACCCTCTGCCGTGAGGGAGGTCTATTCGGATTCTTCCCGAAAAAATACGACGGGGCTGCCCATGCGGAACGTGCCGAACTGATGAAAAAACACGCTAAAGTGGGGGACGTTTGGGGCGTTGTCAGTTTTTTTTTGCTAAGTTCAGAATCCTACTTGAAAGTTTTGAGCGACTATTCCAAGCACCTGATGACGAAGGCAGGGGAGTTGACGTAAGTCCGCTCGCTGGCTACGGATGGCTGATGGTGGTTTGGAGGATGGCTAACAAGGACGTTCTCAAGTTCGATGCCATCTTTGCCATGAAGGCGGTTGAGTTCTTGAACTACGCCTTATTGATTCACGACATTTTGGAGGCAGAACGGATGGAGGCGGAAAGAGCGAGGCGCAGATAGACACTATCCTCGGCAGGGGACATTTACCCGTATGGAGACAATCATCCTCGCCAATGGTAAGTCCGTAAACAAGTTCGGCAGCGGTTCGATGAAAGATATCGACCAAGCCGCTCTTGAGGGCATTGGTTCAATCGCAGGACCCAAGAGTGGAGGCAAGTCGCCAACCTATGACGTGCTGGTCAAGTGGGTAAAGAATGTCATCGAACTTGCGAAGAAGAACCTTGAAGTAGCCAACGCAAATGCAGGGGGAACGCTATCGGCATCTATCGTGCCGGAGGACATCGAACTATCCGCAAAGCAAATCGTGGTGGCTATCATGGCTAACCCCTACTGGAAGTATGTGGACCAAGGGGTGCGAGGCAAAACGTCAAGCGTAAAGGCTCCGAGGTCGCCATTCCAATACAAAGACAAGTTCCCACCTGCCCAAGCCATGGCTGATTGGATAGCCAACAAGAGCAAACTCGTTGTGCCGACCTATTCCCGTGAACTCAAGCGGATGCGGACCAAGCAGGAGCAGGGATTGGTCGATGGCAGGTCTGTTGCGTACTTTGTCTACCATCAAGGCACAACGGCCACAAACTTCATGTCTAACGCCCTATCCCCCGAAGCGATAGATGTCTTGGTGAACACAATCGCTGAAACCCTTGGCAAACCCATAAGCGTAGCAACCAAACTGTAAAATGGCAACAACCGTCCTTTCAGGGTCGCCCCAAGTGGCTACACCCGTTTACAACAAGATGCTTTTCAAGGTCAGCAGCAACGAGATAGCCCAGCCTAATTACCGATTCGTTTGCGATGTCAAAAACAATGCGGGGACGATATTCGCACGGCTCAAGTGCGACAAACTGCCCACCACCAACTTCGGCTTCTTTGACGTTGCCAAGGTCGTTGAAACGCTGATTGCCCCGACTAAGCCATCGCTGACCCAAACGGGCTTCGTGAATCATGCCGGGTATTATTCAGGTTACAGGCTCGACTTCTTCGACGAATACGGCAACACCCCAGTCGTGTACACGGGAACGGTAACGACCGTCAGCGGGGTCATCGCATTTGCAGGAAACTTGGAGCAGTTAGAGTTCCAGTCCTACAATTCTGCGACTCGATTCCCTTCGGGTACGCTTTTGGGTAGTTTGGCTTTGACCACCCCGACCCGATTCGTGTGGCACTCCAACACCGAGGCGAGGTGGCTCGTTCAAGGGAAGGGAACCACAACGGCCAACTTTGATAAAGCCATCATTCGGTATTACACGGCAGGGGGTACGTTGGTCCGAGAGTACACGGTCAACAACGGCCAACCAGCGGTGCAGCAAATCGTCCGCTTTGGTGCAGGGCCAAGCAACGTCCGGGCATTGACTTCGGGTCAAGCCAGCGACGGGTTCAGCGGTGAGTACCTGTTCCCGTCCGATGAAGGCGAATACTACACCATCGCCTTCGGGGACTCCGCTTGGAACGACTTCAATCAACGCTGCGATGCGGATGGAGCCGACACGGCCGAAAGTTCATTCTGCTTGGAGGAACGATTCAATGAACTATACGAGGACAACTACGACAACTTCGGGCAAGAGTACACCTACATCAAAGGCCCCTGCGAGCGATTCAACTCCATCCCGGTTCACTTCCAAAACAAGTGGGGCGGGCTTGATGCGTATGTCTTCACGTTGAAGAACCGCAAGAGGGCCAACATTACCCGGCAAACCTTCGGCTACAACTCGGACGTTTACGCAACCACGACCTACGACAAAGTTTGGGCAGGGGAGTTCGACTACGTTTACGCCCTCAACTCGGACTGGCTGACGGATGCAGAATCCGAGTGGCTGATTGAGATGGTTCGCTCCGGGCAGGTATGGCTTGAATTGGATGGGCAGTTAGTTGAAGCCATCGTCAACGCTAACACCTATCAATTCACGACTCGCAGGAACGACCGCCTCACGCAGTTGCAGGTTGAGGTTGCAGTCGCTTACAAGAACAACATCCTATGAGCGTAACCCTCATCGCCTACCCTCTCAACGAATCAAACGCAGAGGTTCCCTACATCCTCGATACTATGGGCGAAATCGACATCGCCCTGACCTTTTCGGTGGAGGACATTGCCGACATTACCAAGCGGAGAGGGTCGTTCTCCAAGACAATCACGTTGCCTAATACGACAACAAACCGGGACTGCTTTGGTCATGCTTACAACATCCAGTCCTTTGTCGGTGGATTCCAACCGAACAAGAAGATTCGTGCAGCGATGTGGGAGGACGGGGTGCAGGTGTTCAGCGGGGTCCTGCAACTGATTTCCATGTCCAAGATTCGGGGCGAGGTTACCTACGAGGTCGGCTTGTTCTCCGAGGACGTGAGCCTGTTCAAGGCTATTGAAGGCAACCTCCTTGCGACAACGGTTGGGGTAAGCGGTATGAACCACAACATCACCTCATCCCATGTTTCTGCGACTTGGACCGCAAGCGGTGCAAGTGGTTACGTTTACGGCTTGATAGATTCCTACGGCTACACGGACGTAGTTACGCAGGGGTGGTTTGCCGTGCCTGTTTACAAGATGACGCCGAGCATCTATGTCAAAAAGATGGTGGACCTCATCTTCGCACAGGCAGGGTATCGCTACACGTCCAATTTTTTCAACTCGGAGCGATTCGGAAAATTGGTTATTCCTTACGCTGCTGGGCAGTTGGTGCTTAACCTTTCGGGGTCTGCGATTTTTGTTGCAAGTACGGGGGCGGTTACAGGGGCAACAAATCAAAACCTGACGATGCGGTTCCAAGATGAAACTGGGACCTACTACGACCGGCCCGGATATTGGGTTCCTTCGTCAAGCACCTTTGTCGCTCCGGCAGTTCCTACGAGATGGAATATAACCGTTACATATTCTTTACAACTTGTTGGTGCAGGAAGCAATACGGCAAGGTTTAATATGTCGGTCAGGAACTTGACCAACTCAACGGATAATGCGGTAATAACAGGCCTACAATTACCTTTAGATGCAAGTGGAAATACGCAAATAAACGCCACCATTTTCAGCAACGTAACCATTCCGGCCAATACGACTGCAAATATCGGATTCGTGTTTACCAACCCTGCTGGAGCCGGAACAATTTTTTCGGGTGCAACGGTCTTATGGGAGTGCCTTGAAAACCCTGCTGCATCATTTATTGACATGAGGACCGCCCTGCCTGCTGACGTGAAGCAGAGCGACCTCCTGCAAGATTTGCAAAAGATGTTCAACTTATATTTCATGCCGGACCCTGCCGACCCGAAGAACCTCATCGTGGAGCCTTGGGTGGACTTCTATTCCAGCGGTGTGGTTGACTGGTCGCAGAAATCGGATGAGAATGCAGAGCAGAACATCACGAACGGGGACCCGAACCAATACAAGACCATCGTGTTCAAGTACAAGGATGCCGGGGACTATTTGTCCAAGTTGGATAAATCAAACTACCCATTGGCAAAGGAAGGCTACGGAGGGCGAATCTTCACGACCGACAACTTTTACGGCAAAGGCGAGAACGTCGTCGAACTCGCTTGCAGCACTCTAATCCCTGCGAATTTCACGACCGACAAAGTAATCGGCAGGGCTTGGGACTTGGATGGCTCCGCTTTGTCGGGAACCATCAAGACGTTGCAGAGCGGGTACAGGATAGCCCAATACAACCTCATCGAAGCCCCGACGACGTGGGCCTATCAATACGGGGTCAGCGGTTCGGTAGCACTCGCAGAGTCGTTGTTGAGCCTGCCCTTTGTCAGCCACCTTAACAACCCTTACGCAGCAGATTTTGACCTTGCCTTTGGAATCCCTAAGCAGTTGTACTATGCGGTGAATGTCGCCGCAAATAGCGACCCTTACGCATACACAAACAATAACCTGTTCAACATCTATTGGTGGAACTTCATCCAAGAAACCGTCAGTCGTGAGGCGATGCAGTTGGAGTTGTCCATCATGCTCAATGCCGTGGACATCAGCCAACTCGACTTCCGCACTCCCATCTACTACGGAGGTGTCCGTTGGCGGCTGCTTGAAATCAGGGACTACGAGATAGGTCAGCAGAAGCCGTGCCGGGTAACCCTTCGCAGGATTCTCAACCTCACCGAGTTTGTCCCAAAGCAAATCTATTACTTCCCCTACGACGGCCCTGTCCCTGCAACGGATTCGGACTACCCGAACGAAGTCCCTCCGATTCCATCGGTCAAGGAACTGCCAGCGGTTGCAGGTCCTCCCGGTGCAACGGGTGCGACAGGAGCGGTCGGTCCAGCAGGTGAAGGTTTCACACCGGGCGATGCAGCAGGGGACATCAAGTATTGGGACGGAGCCGATTGGGTCAACTTGGCAATAGGAACCGAAGGTCAGGTCTTGGAGGTTGCGTCGGGATTACCATCATGGCAGGATAAATAAAAACTATGGCAGTAACTAAAGAAATCGTCCTTGAAGTAGGACTCAAGGACTCAACAGGTCAAGGAACTGAATCCGCAAAGAAACGGCTCCGTGATTTACAACGTGCGCTCGTTGACCTTGCGGTTGCCGGGCAAGAGAACTCCGAAGAGTTTAGGAGGTTAGAAGCCGAGGCAGGAGAGTTGTCCGACACCATTGGCGATGTTAGCCAAAGGGTCAAAAACCTTGGCTCGGACACTAAAAACATTGAGGCATTCACGCAAGCGGTTCAAGGCGTTGCTGCTGGCTTTCAAATCGCTCAAGGTGCTGCTGCATTGTTTGGTGAGGAAAACGAGGACATCCAAAAGGCATTGTTGCAGGTCAATGCGACCATGGCTATTGCCAACGGAATCCAACAGGTAATGGTCCTCCTGCAAAAGGAATCGGCTATCTCAATGACGGCCAACAGGATTGCAACGGCCCTTTACGACAAGACGTTGAAAGGAACCATCGTAAGCCTTCGCCTCTTTAGGACTGCCTTGATTTCAACGGGTATTGGTGCAGCGATTGTTGGTGTTGGATTGCTCGTTGAGAACTGGGAAAAACTCACAAAAGTCGTAAAGGATTTCTTGGGCATTGAAACGAAAGACCTCAAGGCCGTATCCGAATTGGCACAAAGGCAGGTTGAACTTGCGGAGGCAAGGGGCGAAAGCGAGGCAAAGGTTCAGAATCTCTTGATGGCTGCTTATGACGCAAGGATTGCAGCAGCCGAGAAAGAAGAAGAGCGAGCGCAACTGATTCACGAGAAAGAAGTCGCAAGGCTAACATATCAAACCAAACTGCGAACCGATGCAATAGAAAAGCAGAAGAAAGATGCAGAGGATTTGAGGGCGATGGATTCGGCAGCCAGTCAAGAAGCCGAGAATTTTCGCTTGGCTAAAATTGGCAGGATAAACGATGAACTCGCAAGGGAAAAGGCTTTGCGAGATGAGAAACTTGCAATCCTTCGGGAAGAAAAGAAACAAAGGGAAGCAGACCTCAAAAAGAGATTCACGGATTCGGACGAGTTTGCCAAAGCCTATATTCTGCTGACCGAGGAAATGCGACTTAAAGAGCAAGGCATTGCAGAGGATAGTGCAGACAAAATTTCGAAGATTGAACGCAATCGTAGGCAACAGGACTTGCAGATGGCATCAAATGCCGTTGGTGCGCTTGGTGATTTGCTGACCGCTGGCTTGGGCAAATCCGAGAAAGACCAACGGAAAGCCTTTGAGATAAACAAGAAGGCCAGCATGGGTCAAGCGCTTATCAACACCTTCATGGCCGTAACCGCTGCCCTGACTGCTGGAGGGAACCCGATTAAACTTGCAACGGGTCGTCAGTTCATTGACGCAGGTATCGCCCTTGCAACAGGCTTGGCGCAGGTCGCCAAAATCAGTAAGACCCAATTCCAAGGGAGTTCGGCAAGTGGAGGTGGTGGAGCGTTAACTGCCGGGGGTGGTGAAGGCGGAGAGGTTGCACCTCCTCCCATCTTTGCGAACCCACAAACGACCATGCTTGGAACCGATGGTGCTGCAATGGGCCAAGGCCAAGGCTCATCGCCTATGCGAGCCTATGTGGTGGAACGGGACATCACCCAAAGCACTCGCAGGGTTCGGAGGTTGGAGGAATTTGCAACTTTAGGGGCGTAGGACATTTACCACTATGGAACTACCCATATACCGAATGACCGTTGATGAAGTGGATGAAGGGGTACAATTCGTGGCCCTCACCGATATGCCAGCGATTGAACGGCCATTCCAAGCATTCTCAAAGACACCACAACGCTTCACCGAAACAGGCGAGCGGAGAGTGCTTACCGGCCCTCTCATGCTTGCAGACACTCCCATCTTTCGCAAGGACGAAACCTACGGTGAGTACTACGTCGTATTCGATAAGGCCACCATCCGCAAAATCGTCCAAAAGTATTTCAAGCAAGGCAACCAGCACAACGTGAACGCTTATCACAACGCTGAACTGGATGGAGTGTTTATGTTCGAGAGTTACATCACCGACTCCGAGCGTGGTGTGATGCCTCCAAAAGGTTATGAGGACACACCCGACGGCTCTTGGTTCGGCTCCTTCAAAGTCGAGAATGACGAGGTTTGGGACAACCGCAACCTGTTCCGGGGTTTCTCCGTTGAGGGGCTTTTTGGTATGGACAAGACTGAATCCGAACTGGAGGTCGCACTCGCTGGCCTTGCCGATGAACTTACCGCTTTTTTGCAACAATTAACCCCCAACTACAAATCCAATCAACTATGAACCTGAAAAACGCAATCGAATCCCTGCGGACTGAACTCCGCAAATTCAGCACTCAAAAGCAGTCGTTCGCTGACTACAAACTCGTTGACGGCACGGTTGTCCGTGTGGATGGCGACCTCGTTGCCGGGACTGCCGTTTACGTCGTTGCCGAAGATGGTACACTCCCTGCCCCCGATGGCGAACACGTCGTTGAAGGCGTTGGAACTATCAAGACCGAAGGAGGCAAGATTGTCGAGGTCATCGCTGCTGAAGTAGCAACCCCGGTCATCGAGCCATTGCCCGTTGCTGCTGAAATCACTCCCGAAGTGGCCGTTGAGGTAACTGAAGAAATTAAAGAAGCCTATCCTGCCATGACCCCCGAAGTTGTGGAGGCCATCGTTGCCAAGCACCTCGGAGCCATCATGGAAGAACTCAAGGCAGCCTATGCCGAGATGGGAAAGATGAAAGAGAAAATGTCTGCCTTCGCAAGCCAAGTTGAAACCATGGCCGACATCGTTGAGAAAGTCAGCGAACTCCCTGCCGAAGCCCCAAAAGCAAGCGGTTCAGCAATCGTTGAGCAACGCAAGGCTCAAGCATCGCAGAACTTCAACGCACTCGCACAAGCACTTCAATCACTCAAAAAAAACTAAACCCCTAAACCCCCATTAACAATGGCATACAATTTTGGCAATCTAAACGCCTACACCGACCAAGAGAGGCTTCCTCTCATCACCAAGGCTGTGTTCTCGGCCCGTTCAGCGTCTTTGTTCACCAAGCAGGTGGGCATCAAGTTCGCTGCTGCCCTCAACCTCATGGACACCGATGCTTTGATTCAAAGCGGTGATACCTGCGGTTACGAAACTTCCGGCACGACTGCCTTCACCCAGCGGAATATCACCGTTGGACGCATGAAGGTGCAGGAAACCCTTTGCCCAAGAGCATTGGAGCAATACTGGATGCAGACCCAGTTGACCGCTGGCTCTACCTACGACGGTGTTCCTTTCGAGCAGGCTTTCTCCGAGCAGAAGGCTCTCCGTATCGCAGAGGCTATTGAGAACGCAATCTGGAAGGGCAACGCTTACTTCAGTGGTGTCAACCAGTTGTTGAACGCTGCATCGGGTTCTACCATCAGCGGTAACACCGGAGCGGTTTCTGCATCCGTTGGTATCACCACAAGCAACGCAATCGCCATCTTTGACGGCATCTACAACCAAATTCCACAGGCCATCCTTACTCGGAACGACCTCGTTATCTTCTGCGGTTGGGATAACTTCCGTACCTTGCTTGGTGCTTTCAAAGCCTCCACCGCCGTCATGTACAACCAAGTTGACTTGGCTGGTCTTGCCGATGGCGACATCATGTATCCCGGCACAAACGTTCGTGTCATCGCAGTTCCCGGCTTGACTGGAACAAACCGCATCGTTTCTTCGTACCTCGGCAACTTCTTCTACGGAACCGACTTGTTGAGTGATGAGGAGCAGTTCTCAATCTGGTTCTCCAAAGACAACGACCAGGTACGTTTCCAAGCCAGTTTCAAATGCGGCGTGCAACTAGCGTGGCCAGACTTGGTTGTAGACTTCCGCTTGACCTAATGTGTAGGGGGGAGGGAAACCTCCCCTCACTTTTTTGTTCTCTTGTAACTTAAACCCCATACACATATGTCCTGCGCACTAACAACTGGTTACACACTCGGCTGCCGTGATTCAGTCGGTGGCATCAAAGCAATTTACGTCCAAAACTGGATTTCTACCGGGTCCTGTAACGCTAACCTTTCAGGTGCGGTTACGGGGTTCACCGGATACAATGCAAGCGGTTTTTTTGAATACGACTTGACCAAAGCCACGTCATCCATGACCGAAACTTTGAACGCAAGCATGGAGAATGGCACAATCTTCTACTCACCTGAAGTAACCTTCACCATCAACAAAATGCAAGTCGCAGTACGCAATGAACTCCGTTTGCTCGCTCGTAGTAAAGTCATCGTCATCGTTCAAGACAACAACAGTCGTTACTGGTTGCTGGGTGCTATAAATGGCCTTGAGGCAACCGCTGGAACCGCTGGAAGTGGTACTGCCTTTGGCGACCGAAACGGCTACGAAATAACGCTTTCCGGAATGGAGCCTGACCCGATGTTCCTAATCGCATCCACAGTCTTTACACCATCGACTACGCAGATACTCGGTTCGTAGTATCTTCGCATCAGGTTTTCATCACTGAGGTTTGAGAGGGGCAGTCAGCAATGGCTGCCCTTCTTATTTTTACGGCCATGAAGATTTGTATTGTTTACAACGCCCATCCAACCGGGTGCAGTTACTACCGCCTTGAAATGCCGAACGCTTACCTTGGCGACAACTACCCGGAGTTTGATTACGTCTGCGTTGAGAATATCACGACCATCAGCGACGAGGGGTTGAAGTCCATTGACCTGTTCCTGTTCAGCCGTTTGTGGTGTCAAGGCACGATGGAGCAGGTAGAGAACGTCTATAAAGCCCTGACCCAATACGGGGCGAAAGTTATCCTTGACTTGGACGATTACTGGGTCCTTGAGAGTGGCCACATCATGTACCGCCACTATCATCAAACCAAACTCGCAGAGGTCATTCGTAAACACATTAAATTGGCTGACTGGGTAACTTGTACCACCGAACACCTTGCCTCTCGCATACGGCCTCTAAATGCGAATTTGAGCATCTTGCAGAATGAACCCTACGAAGCCTATCAGCAGTTCATTCCCAACCCGGAGGAAGAACCCGACAAGCACCTCGTCAAGTTCGGATGGTTCGGAGGTGCGCAGCATGGCGAGGACATGGAGTTGCTTAGGGAAGGTATGCAGAAACTACGCTGGGACGCAAACTTGGATGGCAAGTACCGCCTCTACCTCGGAGGTTGGAACGACAACAACCCGGTATATGAGGGCTACGAGAAAATCATAAGCGACCAAGGGAACAACCCGAACTACGGACGCATTCAGGCAGCGGATATCTACTCATATGTCGGAGGCTACAACTTCGTAAACGCTACCCTTGCACCGCTCCGAGATACCAAGTTCAACAAACTGAAGTCCGAGTTGAAGGTGGTCGAGGCAGGGTGGATGAACAAGGCCATCATCGCAAGCGAAACCATCCCCTACACGGACGTAATCAAGCACGGAGAGAATGGCTTTCTTGTGGCTTACAACAAACCCAAGGACTGGTACAAGTATATCAAGCAGTTAATCCTTGACCCCGACCTTCGCAAGGGCTTGGCTGACAACCTAACGAGGGACATCAAAAAGCAGTTCAACGTGGCTGAAACCGCAAAGAAGCGGGCCGAGTTGTACAGGCAGATTGGGCGCAAATTGTGAAATTCGGGGGCATCGCACATTTACAAGCAGATGCTTTACCTGAACCCTGACACGACCAACACCCTGACGGTTACTTGGACCGAGCGTTCCAGCACGGGGGACCGCTACATCTTGCGACTCACGAGCATCGCAAAGAACACCACAACCGATTTCACCCTGCTGAAATCTACCAACCTTTCCAACTATACCAACCGCTATGACCAATTTTCGCTTGCCGTGGGGTCGCTTGAAACAGGCTCGTATAAGTATGAAGTTTACGATACCAATAGCACGGTTGCCGCTGCTTTGGCGGTCGTTGAAACGGGCTTGGCTTTTCTACAAACCGCAACGATAGGCTTCAATACCTACTCCAATACGATTACTTACAACACCTATCTCGCATCCAGCGTGAGGGTATTCGATTCAACCTTTGACCAATCCTTCGCATGAGCGTACAAACACGAAGCCAACTCCAAGCGAGTGCATTAACCATCACCAACGAAACCGCTGCCGGGGCGAACACCGCATCCCGTGTAGGCGGTCTATTCGACGACCTCGCTGACACCGCAACGCTTAACCGAGAGCGGGGATTTGCGAACCTTTACCTTGACACCAACACGGCTTTCACTCCGACGCAAGGTCAAAGAGTCAAGTTGACAAGTGCGATGCAATCGGGCGTTTTGTCAACCTACAATTTTTCAAGAACCACCAACTCGCTGACCTACACAGGAACAACGAATGCGACCCTTCGCATTGCTGCGTCTATAGTCTTGGCGCAGAATAACAACAACCAAATCAAGGTTTTCATCGCCAAGAACGGCACACCGATAGACCAGTCAATGACTGACATCACCACGACCCACACGAACGGCCATGCGATTTATACGGAGGCCTACGTTACGGGTTCGGTCAATGATGAATTCACCATCTACATCAACGCAATCGATAGCGCTGCAAGCATCACGATTTCAGCCCTTTCATTTACCATCCACACGCTATGAGTAATAAATCTACTCAACACTTTACCCAATGGCTTGGGATAGAGCATAAGGTTCCCGTGATGCTGGAAAATCGCTCCGGCAAGTACATCACCTACGGCTTTGCGAATGAGTACCCCTACTACCTGCTGGACAACTATCGCAGGAGCAGCAAGCACAATGCCATCGTCAACGGCAAGGTGAACTACATCATGGGCGGTGGCTGGCAGGCAGGGGAGGACTTGACCGTAGAGCAACAGGCCCGCTTCATCAAGTTTTTTGACGGAATGTCCAACACGGAGGACCTCAACGACATCACGGAGAAACTGGTCCTTGACTTGGAAATCTTCAACGGGTTTGCGGTTGCGGTTACTTGGTCCAAGTTGGGGACCATTGCCAAGATGGAACACGTCCCGTTCGAGAAAATTCGGGTGGACAAAGAGGAGAAGATGTTTCAGGTCGCTGACTGGTACAATGACGACATGATGCAGTTGTTCCCCAAGGTCGGGGACATCGAGAAAATCCCTGCCTTCGACTCGGAGAATCGCCTCGGAAAGCAGTTGTTTTATTACAGGGTCTATGCAGCAGGCGTGAAGCACTACCCTTTGCCCGAATACATCGGAGGGAATGCGTGGATTGAGGCAGACGTACAGGTCGCTAACTTCCACAACAACAATCTTCGCAACAACTTTTGGGGCGGTTACTTGATAAACTTCAACAACGGCATCCCGACCCCCGAAGAACAGGGCGACATCGAGCGTCAAATCAAACGCAAGTTTTCGGGAACCGACAACGCTGGAAGGTTCGTTGTAACCTTCAACGACGATGCAGCCAAGGCTCCTACGCTTGAACCGCTCACACCGAGCGACATGGACAAGCAGTTTGAGATACTGAACAAGGCTATCCAGCAGGAGATATTTATTGCACATCGTGTAACAAATCCAGCGTTATTCGGTGTCAAAACGGAGGGCCAACTCGGAGGAAGGACTGAATTAGTCGAGGCTTACGAGTTGTTCAAGGCCACCTACGTCAACGACCGGGTGCAGAAGGTTGAAAGGATGATAAACTACTTGGGGTCTTTCAACGGTGTGGAAGGCATGGAGTTGATTCCTACCAACCCCATCACGGAGCAGTTGAGCGAACAGGCTCTCCTTCAAGCCATGACCCCCGCAGAACTGCGTGAGAAGGCAGGCTTGCCACCGATTGAAATCAAGACCGAATCAAGCGTCCAAGACGTTATCACGGCTATCAATTCACTCTCTCCTTTGGTTGCCAACAAGGTCTTGGAATCTATGTCAGCCAACGAAATTAGGGCCTTGGTGTCCCTGCCTGCAAAGGCAGAGGGTTCGGGTCTTGCAGGAGCAACTGCAGCCGTAGAGGTCAGTCCTGAACCTACTGCACCGCAAGGCTTGGCATCAAACGAGAACATCAAGAAGTTGTCAGGCCGTGAGTACCAAAACTTGATGCGTATCGTGCGTCAGTATATGCAGGAGAAAATCACGCTGGAAATGGCACGGACCATGCTATCAGCAGGCTTCGGTCTATCAGCCCAAGAGATTGACACGATGCTCGGAGTGCAGTCCCAAGAGTTCAGCGAGCCTCAATGGGGCCAAGAGG